ACGGCTTCTTCTAATGTCATAAATTACTGCTCTATACCCTGAGTCTCTACATCCCCAACTGCAGCTGAACGAGTTCCGAATTGTCCGAACTGCGTAGCGTTTATTTGTTGGGCTTGAGCAAACTCATATTGCGATTGATACTTTTGTAGTCTTTCAGCAAATGCTTGGTCAGTTTGTAATTTTTGAGCTATGTCTGGTTGAGAGACATATTGTTGTAATAATTGCATTGCTACTTGAGCGCCATTAGGTCTAGCTGGCATTTCTATACCAGCATGGATCTTAGACAAGTCATCAGTAACATCCTTGAGTATTTTTTCTTGCGCGACTTCTGTCGGCTGTAAAATTGTATCCGCTAGAACTGGGTCTATATTAGCTGCAACTGCATCTAGTAAACTATCTACATTAATGCGAGCGTTCCTATCTAACTGCATCAGCTCTACCAGTTGCCTTAGTTTCGCTTCCTGCGTTTCTGGGTCGCGATTTAGTACATCGTATGTAATGGTTACATCAAAGTTTTCATCTGGGTCACCTTTGTCAAACTCCATTGGGTCTGGAACACCAGTAACCCTGAAGAATACATTGTCTGGGCCAAAGCGTTGGAAGCAACGGAAACACATCTGCATTACCTTTGAAACATGTCGCAAGAACTTATCTACTAGGAATTGTTTTCTTACATTAGATATTTGACTATCTTCATCTAGTCCTAGCAGACGGTCAGCTTGACCCTCTAGTGTTTTTTCTATTTCTATAGAAGCTTGTACATCCTCCATGTTCGGGGTATCCGCAAAATGTATTTCATCTCTACGGCGATATGGAATCATGCGCCCAGGGCCGAAGTCCGAAGGAGCTTGCCCTACAGGGTGCATCAAAGGTGGTAAAGTCGCTATACTGGCCCGATCTATTCTAGCATCTCGCTCTATTTTGATTTGTTGTTGCAGACCTTTCAATAGATCTGGGACAGTAATAGAATCATATAAGCGCTTTGTATCTTCTGAAAATCTAGTAATAACAACAGGGTAGTCTTCGTATCCGTTAAGTAACTCAAACTTAGCAAAGGAATCACTAAATTCTTTATGGAATACTGTGCAGTATATCCCTTCTGAGTTATCTTCTGGGTCAATTAATCGCTGATAAGCGTATACGATTTCAATTAAGTCTTCAGCTTCGTACGATGTATCAGTTCTTGAAATACTCCTGCGACCCTCTTGCTCCCTTTCAATACTATCTATGTTTACTCCGCTGTACTTATCTATGACTTCTTCTACGAAGTCCGCATCCCAGCCATCAGTAATTACTTTGTTCTCTAATTCCTGTGCCGTATAGTAAGTCCGCCAAAAGCAGTAAGGCGCACGCTGCGGGTCAGTCACATAAGCTGGAAAGAAAAAGTCTCCGTCTGGTGCAAGCGTCTTTACATCTGGTGCATCTATCTGACGCTTTACTATAGGTAACTCAGCGAAGCCTGTTTTCTTTAGACTTTTGATTGCCTTTTTAGCTCGCTTGGTGGATACGCCATCAAAAGCAGCTTGCATTGAAGAAATAGCAAGTTGATTGTCATCGTCATCTAAAATGCTTTCAGCTACCTCTGGTGCAATCTCTGAAATTTGTTCTAGGCTAATATTCTGTAGGAACTTTCTGTCTTCTCTGTGCCAACCTACATATGTGATAGCCATACCCCTTTCTAGCAGGTAATTAGCAGCTAACTCCATTTCTTCGTTGAATCTAGTAATGTAACCACTGGTTACCATCCATCTGAGGAAACTAGATACAATTTTAGAACGCGCCGCATCTCCACTTTCTGTAGGAAACGCGCGAACATTAGCATTATTCATTGAAGATACAAATAATGAAACTAATCTGGTAATACGCTCATCAATCGTATGAGCCTCCATGTCTGACGCGCCCTCCCAAGGAAAAGCATCAGATCCATGCTTTCTCAGGTCTTGGCTTTTGCCAGGCCAGAAGTTTCGTCTTTCGTCATAGGACTGACGGCATACATCAAAGAAACCTTCTAACTCCGTAGTAGTTTCATCGTATGCTGTTTGTAAAGCCTCTATGTTCGGCTTATTTGAATAATATGTTAAAGCCTCGTGCTGACTATTATGCATTTATTTTCTTCTGTACAGATTTTATAATTTCGTAAACGAAACCTTTATGAACTCCGATTTTATCACACAATTCTTGTGGTAGCAGTTCTTCGGTGCATTGATGCCTAAAATACCTTTGCATTATTTCCCAAGCTAGTAATCTATCCACTTGTTCTAAAATCCAATAAGGGTCTTCTGTGCAGTCTTTCTGCTTATCGGACTTTCCTGGGGGCATGTCTGTATGACACGCCTTTATTATCTGAGATGGCTTCAATGTCTATTTGCTTTCCTATTAATCTTCCTATAAATAATTTACCAATTACTACAGGAACTTTTTTCCCTAACTCTGGTATACGGGCGTATACATAGTGTATATTAGGTGCTGCATACAGCACCTTTCCTTTGTAGTATTTAGGTGTTATTTCTGGAATATCAAAAGCTTGGTCAATAATCTCTTGACCCTCTTCATCTATCCATGTAGCCTTACCTCTGCCTGTAACAGACTCCTGGGGTAATTTAGTTTGAACCAAATGCATTGCTTCTTCAAAAGAAACATCATTCTCTTCTGCTATTTGTGTTAGTCTTTTTTTTGGCATATTAGTATCCTCCAGATGATTTTATACTAGCTGTTAAATCCCACTTGTCAACATGGTCTGGCCCATCTCCACTGTTGATCATCCTTAAATATCTTATAGCGTCAAAGAAATCCTTCAATGCCTCGTCTGCTTTACCTTTACTATTATAGTTTATCAGACTATCTATTAGGTTTTCACAATCCTTGTGTATATAACACATAGGTCTATTTGCGTAGTCTATCTGTGCATTTGGATTGTACGCAAACCACTCGTCCAGTGCGTTGATTCCAAACTCTTCGTTTCGCCCATCAGAAGGCACAAAGTGCATATCATGGTCAGCAAAAACAGCAAATAGATCGTCATTATTTTCATTTTCTTTCGCGAAGAATCTAGAATCACCTATTCGTTCAAAAACCTCTATACCAAGTTCATCTTCTATCTCTTCAAACAGCTCAACATACCCAGCAACATCTAGGCCAATTTTCTTTGCAGCTGGCCCATATTTCCATTTAGGATCACCAAATATAGCCCACTCGCCGTAAGTCCTTCTATCTGGCCATTCTCGCATGATAAACACTTCGGAGTTTTTGTTTACTGCAGCCCATATACTCACATAGTTCCTAGCGCCCGCTGGGTCTACCACTTGGTAGCAGGTATACAGCTTCTTGTCGGTCACCTGTGGGAACTTCATCCCATACCTGTTTTCTTCGTCCCCTAGTACATTGACCTCTGTGTTGAACATAGGCACAAGGGAAGTCATGCTTTTCACAGGTATCCCGTACGCACGAACCAGTATCTCTTCCTCTGGTCTGTCTTTTAGGTCTTTCGCTATACGCTCATATCCGCCGAATGGGTTTTCGTCTGAATGCAGATATACTATACTAGCGTCCCTGGCGGGCGAGTATTGCTTGACTGGGACATCTCTGTCCAGTAGTTTGGCGTTCTTGGTTTCTTTTGTTTCTGCACCCTTGAGATAATCAGCTACGAATGGTGTATACCCGTCAATCGGCGTAAATCCTATAAGCATCTTGGAGTTTCGGGTAGCTAAACGAAATCTTAGAGTATTGACTAGTGTAGCATCCCCAAGGTACTCATCTAACCAAGCCCCGATATTGTTGCCATTTACGCCACGAAACCCGAACTCAAAACCTTCTAAGATAGTTTGATTGTTGCTGTACTGCGTATAAGTCTTGAAATCTACTCTAGTTCTAGTATCTGGGAAAATAAATGAACTACCAGTAAAGCCATTCTGCATAGAAAAGTTGATATATCCTTCTGTACTCTTGGTCTTCCGCCTGAACTCCTTGGGCATCATCTCCCACACAGCAGCTTGCTGCACCTTGATACTGGTATCTGCATTCTGAGAAAAGCATACAATATGCCCGTCATTATTCTGCATGCATGCCTCCATGACCATTTTGGCACAACCAGTAGTCTTTCCGCTACGATTACCACCCAGAACTAGCACTTCATTGTAATCTTGAAGCCCTGTTCTAATACGATTCCAGCCATCTAGGTCAAACCCGTATCGCACTGGGTCTTCTTCCGCCGCCTTGATCCTACCCTCGTGCGAATCATATAGCTGCTGCAGAAGCTTAATATCCTTTTCGGCGAGTAAGACGATCTCCTCGTCTGTCGGCGGTTGGAGTATAGGATGCTGGGTAAACTTAATTTCCATCTAGAATATCACCTGTGTCGTCTTCTATGTCTTCTACTTCGTCCCAACAGAGATCTAAGGGTTGACTATTCATATCCATAGCAGTTTCACGAACAAGCATTCTTCCGACCCTAGGATTTGTATAATCAAAATACAAATCCCCGTCATCATCCATGACGATAAACATATAATTGCTGAAATGCTCGCCTAAATTACCGCGAACTCTATCAAACAACTCATCATAATCATCAGTTATCGCCATCTATATCTATTATATCCGCTTTTTTTAATGCTTGTAGTCTTTCCTTCGCCGCCTTCAAAGTATCCTCATAATCCTCTTGGGTAATGACTTTGCGCTCTTCAGTAATCTGACTAGCTTCCCCCCTGGCTGTCATAGCATGCCGCTGAGAATTACTCTTAGCTATACTGATTTCTTTCAAATCCTTGAACTCTGGGGTATAACCAGACTCCAACCTAGCACGCAAAGCATCTATCAAATCCTCCTCCAAGGACTCTAACCCTATATAACTCCTCGCCGCCAGCTTACCACCCAGCTCCTTGAACTTACCTAGATGGTCGGCGTAGTCTATCAAAACATTGATTACCGTCTTTCTGTGAAAACCATACTTCTTTACTAACGCCGTTTGACTATTTCCTATACTATATAAATATAAAATATTAGCTACTTTCTCAGGATTATACCTACTCAAGCACTTTACCTTGTCTATAGCATTCTCCTTAACAAACTCATCTACCGAGTTCCTTATATCAGCTAATAATTGGTTTTTCTCTCCCTTGGGACTAGACATATCAAATTCCTATGTTATAATGCGAAGCTTAAACATATTATAGTCCATTTGCAAGCCCCTGCGGTGAAAACGGTAAAATTGGCCATCGCCAAGAATGACACTAAACTTCTAAGAGAGTCGCTCAAGATTAATAACCTTCGGCGATTATAGGTTGCTTTCCCTGAAATAGCATGAAGGAAAGCTTAAAAAATAAGCCATTGACCCATGAGTAAATTATTCGTACTACCTAGCTCCTATAAGTCAATGATCCGCCTATGGCGAAGCTGTATCTACAAATAATGTTATAATCCACCTATGCCACCTAGAAAACAATCAGAAGCAGAAAGAAAACGCAAAGATAAAGCTTATCAAAGTACCCCTCAACAGAAGAAAAGACGAGCGGCGAGAAACAGAGCGAGAAGGGCCGCTATTAAAAAGTTCGGTAAGCAGGCCCTCAAAGGCAAAGATATTGACCACAAAGATGGTAACCCTATGAATAACTCCAAAGGTAACCTTAGAGTTATGAATAGAAAGAAAAATAGAGGCCGTAACAACGGCCCAAATGGTAAACCAGGTAAGTCTGGCCACTAGCCCCCATGAGCTAGAAATTTTTTTTGGACGCTGCTAATATATATGTGTGCAGCGGACGAGTGACTTGTAGACCCCCACCCCCCTTGTGATGAT